TTGCAGATCTCACGACCTGTGAAATCCTTGTCTCGATACTCCTCTCCGAGGATCCTAACATTGATAGGATAGAGTTCTAGAATATCCTCAAGGTCTTTTTCTGTCTGATAGACTACGATCTCGTCTACGTACTTGACTGCGGCTAGCTGTACATATCTCTCTACGATTGATTGTATCGGAGAGTTCTTTTCTTGTCTGTCAACTGAAGGATCTACCTGAAGTGCACAGAGCAAATGATCGCACTGATCCTTTGCTTCTCTCAACATCATTATATGGCCTGCGTGTAGTAGATCAAAAGTAGAAGCAACGATACCAATATTCAATCACCGATCTCCTTTAAAAGGTCAAACGTATGCTGCCAGTCTCTAACGTGAAATGCTTTACTCGGTTCTGTTAGTTTAGAACCAAGTGGATAGTCGTTACCCATCTTATCCATTCTATCTCCGAAGAAGTATAGAACATCAGTGATATGAAAGTCTGTAAGGATCTGAGACTTATCGCATCCTTTTGGATAGATGTCTAGGCCGGTCTCACCACCTATGCTCGTATGAAGTTGCGGAAACAGCGTGTTCAGCTTCTTTGCAAACTTTTCTCTTTCTTTAGTCTTTTCGTCCCACTCTACGTAGGCTTTTCGATCAGACTTGCTTGCGTTGCGGCCAACTACACTAAAGTTCAGAGTGCCCGGTCTATGCTCTATATGTTTTCCAGTTCTGATACTAAACTTGCTGCTAGAAAGAAACATTTCAAGAGTCGATAAGAGATCTTCTTGAGCTTGCCAGATACTCGTAGACTCATGTCTTTCTTTTGACCATACGTCGTTTCCAGAACATGAGTAGACGCGGACAACTTGATGAAGAATGCTATCTCCTAGCTGTTCTTGTGTCTTTGCGTAATCTGAGCCAGTAACGAGATACACTTCATTGCGATTACAAAAATCTAAGAACCATGTCTCAAAGCTTTCGTCTATTCGACTTCTGCTCGGAGTCAGAGTACCATCAACGTCAAATATATATTTTATCATTATATACGCCCTATCCAGTGTGTACAGTTATCACAGGGATCATCAAACATTAATGCCAAATACGACAGCTTTGGTAGGACCATGTCGTATCCTCTCTTTGATGTATATCTATATTTATCACTCTATCTTCATACATTATAAATAGATGGTACACCGATTCTGACGTAATGTAAATAGGAATATTCTATAATGACCAATTTTATGTCTCCGATTGAGTTTGTAGTCGTTGTAAAGAGACTTCCAAACGTTCAATTTTTTACACAGACTGTAAACATACCATCAATTTCAATGCAATTGATAGAACAATCAAACCCGTTCAAACCTATTCCGGTTCCTGGAGATCGGGCAATATACGGTGATCTTTCATTATCATTTATGATCGATGAGTCCATGAGTAATTACATAGAAGTACATAACTGGATAAAAGGTCTAACCTTTCCAAATAACTTCGAACAAAACGCCGACTTAAAAAGCAGCCAATACGGTCTATTTACCGACATTTCAATCATTATTATGAACAGCCACAAGAATCCAAACATAAACGTTTCGTTTCGAGACTGTTTTCCTGTGAATTTATCCGATGTGACGCTTGACACCACACAATCAGACGTGGTATATCCTCAAGCTACTGTGACGTTTACTTTTAAAGACTTTACAATAACACAGATATAAGGAAAGATTAAATGTTCGAATACAGATGCGCCATCCTCGGGGTGGTCGATGGAGATACGGTTGATGTTGATATTGACCTAGGTTTTGGAGTATGGCTAAGAAACGAAAGAGTTCGCATTATGGGTATCGATACTCCTGAGAGCAGAACTTCTAATGACGTTGAGAAACTATTTGGCCTAGCCGCAAAGAAAAGACTAGCTGAGATACTTGGAGAAAAATCTATTCTCAGAACTCAGAAACCAGGAAAGAGCGACGAAAAGTTCGGAAGAATTCTTGGAGACTTCGTGATAGGTGAAAAGACTGCTGGTGCTATACTTATAGAAGAAGGTCATGCTGTTCCATACTTCGGAGACGCAAAAGAAAATTCTCAAGATGCACACGCGATTAACAGAGTAAGGATTCTCAACGAAGGTCTCGTAGATCGTGAAGAATACGAAAAAGCATTAGTAAAAGAGTCAAAAGAAACATAAAGGAGAAGACATGTCTCATATATGTTATAAAATGGCTAATCTAGCTTCTATTGCTTACCTAGATGGCGCTGCAGCGAAATCAAAAATAAAAGAACTTGGCTACACAGGTCATAAGTTCTTCGAAAAAGATGGAGCTCAATGTCATGCAGTATGGAATAAAGACGAGTACGTTCTTGCTTTTAGAGGAACAGAACCGACTGAACTTTCTGATCTTCTTGCTGACTTAAACGCTATTCCTCGTAGTTCTATGACTCATGGTCTGGTTCATTCTGGCTTTCGCGGAGAAGTAGATAAACTTTGGGATGCATTAGTAGCTCACCAAGTCAAACACGAAGGTAAAAGATTCTACATTACCGGACACTCGCTTGGCGGAGCTATGGCTACGATAGCTACTTCTCGTTTTGAAGAACATACTAAGGTAGAACTATTAACGACTTTCGGGTCACCTCGTGTAGGAACACGTAAGTTTGTTAAGAACATTGAAACCAAGCATATGAGATTTGTTAACAACAATGATCTTGTAACTAAAGTTCCATTATTCTTAATGGGATATAAGCATCACGGCACTCTTCAATATATTAACTTCTACGGTAACATTCGTAAGCTTACAACGTGGCAAATGGTTAAAGATAAATGGCGTGGTTGGAAATCCGGTGTTCTAGATGGAGCAAAAGATCACGGCATGGATAACTATGTAAGATGCACGGAGAAAATGGAATGATGGAAACTATTAACGCAATGTTTGGAGATACTCTCTGGATTTATACGGCTATAGCCGGTGCGCTTATCGGCGCAGCATTTCTTGCGTGGTTTAAAGAAACTAGAGCTGGCATCTGGGGTTATGCTTTTTTTGATAAGACGCTGGATTATCTTGTTAATCGCTGGGGTTGGACCTGGCTACAAGAGCCTCCGGAAGCTTGGAGAAAAAAGTATCCGAAGATGACTAAGAAGATAGATGAGCTTGAACTTCGCATTAAGACACTCGAATCTAATTCGAATACGAAAATCATTAAACAGAAGGATAAGTAATATGGACTGGATTAAGGAAAGACTAAAGGAGAGAACATCTCTTGATGGAGCTGTACTTATTGCCGCCGGCGCAGCATTTATCGTTCTTGGACCTTTAGCTAAGATTGCTGCATATGGAGCAATCGCGTACGGCATTTGGACTATAGTGAAAAAAGAGTGATTGACATTTTAACACTTTTGTGATATAATGGTAATTATTTTATAGAATGGAGAAGTGCCAAGTGGACATCGAAGAGATTAATCAGATGTGGGCTCAGGACTGCAAGATCGACGAAGCGAATTTGTTTCGTGAGTCGGCTCGTATTCCTGAGCTTCATAATAAGTACTATAACCTATTCTATAAAGAAATTCTTAGAGTAAAAAAACTCAAGGCAGATCTTATAGAACTAGAAAAGGCTAAGACTGAATATTACAGTGGAAGCATGGACGAGTTGGAACTCAAAGAGAGAGGATGGAAACCATTCGCTCTAAAGGTTCTTAAGAACGATATGGAACGATACGTTCAGAGCGATCGTGAAGTCATACAACTCAGCCTTAAGATCTCTCTATACGAGGAGAGAGGCAAGTATCTAGAGAATATTGTCCGTCAGATAAATAATAGAAATTATATTATAAAAAATATGGTTGATTGGGCTAAGTTTCAATCCGGTGGGGGATAATGACTGATATAGTGAGAGTTGAGAGTCTTAATGATGTACACATGAAAGTACTAGCGGACCCAAGCGTTCCCCAAGAAATCATGAACTACTTTTCTTTTCGTCAAGAAGGCTATCAGTTCTCGCCTAAGTTTAAAGCAAGAGTCTGGGACGGCTACATACGCCTCTACCAACCTCTAAGACCAATTCTATACGTAGGTCTATTACCGTATCTTAAAAAATTTTGCGATGACCGTGGATATGAGTTAGAAGCTCCGGAAGAGATGATCTCTCCTGAAAAGATTCCTGACGATTACGGTTACGAGATAGCAAAAGAAGTAAACTGCAGACATACTCCTCGTGATTATCAAAACGACTACATCGTCAATGCTATAAGACACAGAAGATCTCTA